TATGGCGGTGGAACTTTTGTATACAAAGAAGATGCAGAAACAGTTGATACAATTGCAGAGTATCGTGGTAATCGTGTCTTGATGTTTGATGCACATCTACCACATCAAGCACAACCAGTAGCTAAAAATTGTTTGGAACTGAGAATGTGTGTTGTATTTAAACTTTGGGTTGAAGGTGCTATTCGTGAACGACTTGATTTCTACAAAGATACAGTTTCTTAAAGATTGTGGTGCTGATCTATGTAAACATAGTGGTGGTACTCTCTTAGAACATCTTGAGGGAACACGGGATATTCTAAAGAAACAAGGTGCTCCAGAGTATCTACAGGATGCTGGGTTGTTTCATTCAGTATATGGAACCGCCTACTATATGCCGGATGAGGGTATTTCTACCAATAGAGAAGATGTTCAAAAATTGATTGGTATGCAGGCTGAAGAGATAGCATACTGGTATTGTGTATTACAGGCCCCCAGAATAACTGAAATTGTAAAGTTTGAAGGTCAGTTAAAAGAAGATTTATTATGGTTAGACCTTGCTAATGTAGAAGAGATGCAGCAAGGCAGAATGATGACTTGGGAAGAAGCATATGACTTATGAGTTGAAAGACTATCTAAAGGCTATTAATGTATCCAAAGAACCTTTATTAGACAGTGAAGATCAAATGTGGGAGAAGAAGTTTGCTCCGTTTATCGTAAACAAATGCTTGGCTCCATTTGAGGATACCGTTATGTTGGTCAATGAGATTAACCAACTACACCATCTTGACAAGAAACTACAATTCGATTTTTTAATAAATAGCTTGAGGCCAAGGAAGAGATATACCCCTTGGATGAAGGCGAAGAAATTAAAGAATCTAGAGTATGTAAAAGAGTATTATGGATATAATAATGAAAAGGCACGGGCCGCTCTTGATGTACTGGATGATGATCAGATTTCCGCTATAAAACAAAAATTAAATAAAGGTGGAAAAAATGGAAGAAGTTAGTTGGACACAGGATCAGATGCTAGAAGTATCTCTAAAAGAACCTGATGATTTTTTGAAGGTTAGAGAGACACTATCTCGCATAGGCGTAGCATCTAGAAAAGAGAAAAAATTATATCAAAGTTGTCATATTCTACACAAAAAGGGAAAGTATTTTATTGTACATTTCAAAGAACTTTTTGCGTTAGACGGTAAGAATACTAATTTATCAATCAATGATATTGCTCGAAGAAATACTATTGCAAACCTACTAAAAGATTGGGGTTTGGTTGAACTACAAGGTGAAGCTGAGAATGTTGCTCCACTAAGTCAAATCAAAGTTTTGTCCTTTGGTGAGAAATCAGAATGGATGCTTGAAACTAAATATAACATAGGTAAGAAAAAAGAGGACTAGTGTGGACAAGTTCAAGGATTTCATATTTGAGGAAACGGTACAACGAGATAAAATTACAATTCTCATTCTCACCAATTCCAAATCTAAGAAACCAGAGATTGTAACTGGACAGCTGATCAAAGCAGCCAAGTCTCTAGGTTTGCCTTGTTATCCTGTAGTAGTATCTGAAGCATGGATTGCTGATAACGACATTGAACAAGGCACCATCAAGATCAAAAACCATGATGGTGAAGAAAACGAAGTAGAGATTATGGTTCGTGAAACTGTAGTTTTTGTTCGTGCTGGTGCATTAGAAAATGAAACAGGTCTTGCGTTCTTGGGAACTCTACAGAACGCTGGGTGTTTCATGATCAATGATCGTGATGGAATGTTGACATGTGACAACAAGATGTCAGCGTATACAGCCTTTGAACGTAACGGTATTACAACACCACGTACATCTTTGGTCAATAATGAAAAAAGTATTCCAGATGCTCATGATCGTATCGGTGGGAACTTTCCTGTAATTATCAAAACACTGACAGGGACACAAGGTGTTGGTGTTTCTAAAGTTGATAGCATGGAATCTATGATGAGCGTTATTCAATCTTTATGGAAGTTTGGTGCTACTCTTATCATACAAGAGTTTTTAGAACTTGATGGTGATGTTAGAACTATTGTGATGAACGGCCGTATTGTTGCATCAACAAAGAGAATCAAACCAAAGAAAGACTTTCGATCAAATCGTCACTTGGGCGCTGAGACAGAACCATATGAATTAAGTGATGAAGAGAAGAAGATAGTTCTGGCAGCTGCTAGGGCTACAGGTGCATACATGGTTGGTGTAGATCATGCTGTGGTGGACAAACAGATTTACGTTCTAGAATGTAACGGTTCGCCCGGCTTGGGTTCAAACTTTCAAAACTATGATATTACCCAAATACCACAAACTCCAATGAAAGAAAAAGATATAATTAAATTTGTGTTGGAGTATCTACAAAACCCTATGCATCGTAGACATAAATTTAACCAAGAGTCTGGTTATCATGAAACCTTAGAAATCGTAGGATATGGTGACATACGAGCCAAGTTTGATACAGGTAACGGCACAAATGCTTCTATGTTCGTTGTGGACAAACTAGATGTGACAGGTAAAAAAGTTAAGTGGGAAAGGGATGGTAAAAAGTTTACCAGTAAATTGATTGGCATATCAAAACCAGAACATGTAGGAAAAATAGATGAACGGCCGATTGTGATGGTTGATATGAAATTTAATAACATGTTGCACAAGGAAGTGCCGATTGGGCTCACAACCAAAGATTCTAGAAGTACTCTGCTCGTCAATAGAGAAACGCTAACAAGATTCAGAGTGTCAGTAAATCCACATAGAAAATTTGTGTTGTCCAACTGGTCGCCCCGTGGTGACGATAATGATGCTAGAACATTAACTTCACCACCAGACACAAAAGTAACTTGACTTAAATCTTGAAAGAGTGTATAACTAATATATGACTTTTTATACGAATGTTCTCCAATTTGGAAACAGTCTCTTGGTCAGAGAAGTTGACCGAGACGGCCGTCGCACACAGAAACGTGTGCAGTATCAACCAACCCTATACGATCTAATCACCACTAAAGAGAAGACAGGCATTGTCACTCTTGACGGTAAACAAGTTTTACCGCATACGTTTGACTCTATCAAAGAGGCCAAATCATGGTATGAAGATCGTAAAGATCAGGACATAGTTTTTGGTAACACACAGTATGCCTACACCTATATTTCTGATGAGTATCCGAAACGTGTTGATTGGGACAAAGACAAACTTCTGATTGCGACTTTGGATATCGAAGTCGAATGTGAAAATGGTTTCCCAAATCCACAGGATGCGGCTGAACCCATGTTGTCTATTACTATGAAGAACCATCTAAACAAAAAGATTATTGTGTGGGGTCTTCATGAGTTTGAAAATTATCGTGATGATGTAGACTATCGATTGTGCAGAGATGAGGCTGATCTGTTGATCAAGTTTTCTGATGAGTGGTCTATGTGTTTGCCTGATATTGTTACAGGTTGGAACACAGAGTTTTTTGATATTCCATATCTCTGCAATCGCATGAAGAATTTGTTTGGTGAGGATTTTCTAAAGAAGTTGTCTCCTTGGGGAAAGGTGATTGAACGAGAGGTCTACAAGATGGGCCGTCAACACCAAACGTATAATATCCAAGGTATTGCTCACCTAGACTATTTTGATCTGTATCGTAAGTTCACGTATACCGCACAAGAGTCGTATCGTCTAGATCATATTGCCAAGATAGAACTCGGCGAACAGAAAGATGGCAATCCCTTTGATACATTCAAAGATTGGTACACAAAGGACTATCAGTCTTTCATTGAATATAACATACAGGACGTTGAACTGGTTGATAAGCTCGAAGACAAGATGCGTCTTATTGAGTTGTGTCTAACGATGGCTTATGATGCCAAGGTAAACTACACAGACGTTCTAGGAACGGTTCGTTATTGGGATGTATTGATCTACAATCACTTACGGGCCAAGAACATTGTGATCCCACAAAAGAAAGATCACAAGAAAGCAGAACAGTTCGAAGGTGCCTACGTAAAAGACCCACAGGTGGGGATGCACAATTGGGTTATGTCGTTTGACTTGAACTCTCTGTATCCACATCTGATCATGCAATACAACATTTCACCAGAGACTTTGGTGAACAGTGGCGCAGAGATGCAGAAAGAACTTGTAGATAAGATACTACAAGGTAAGGTTAAGAACGATACAGATTATTGTATGACTCCGAATGGAGCTTTCTTTCGAAAAGATATGAAGGGGTTTCTGCCTGAATTGATGGAGAACATGTACAATGATCGTGTCAAGTATAAAAAACTTATGCTCGAAGCTGAGCAAGAGTA